GAGGTAATCCACGCCGTCGATGTTGTACGCCATGCTGACCATGCCCAAATGGTACGTAGAAATAGTTGGGAGTCAAACTGTCCTCATCGCCCCGCCCGCAGAATCCGCACGACCGGCGCGGGGATCGTGCCTCCCCGGCCGGCTGGCGGATACTGTGGATTAGGCAATGTTCGACTGGAGGCGGCTCCTATCGAATCGTTGTATAGTGGACTGCTGTCCACGTATCCGATGAGCGAGGGAGTCGATGGAACCGATCACGCTGGCAGAGCTTTTTGAGCGGTACGGAGACCTACGGAATCTCGACGCCAAGACGATGCAGCTCTACGTCATGCTGCTCGATCGCCTGCGTGCGTTCTTGGGGCACGAGCCCACCACGGCCGACCTCGACGATCTGACGATCTCGCGGTATCTCAGGCACCGAGCGACGCACCTCTACCGAGGGCAGCCGATCCGGCCCGCGAGCGTCCAGAAGGACAAGGTCATGATCGCCGCCGTGTGGAACCTCGCCGCCCGAAAGCGATGGGTGAGCGAGTTCCCCGAGCTCCCCCGCATCAAAGTCGCCAAGAGCATCCCGACCGGGCGGGCCTACACCGCCGAAGACGTTGCCGCACTCATCCGCCGGGCTCGCCGCCGAATCGGCACGACCGGGGGACAGCCCTCGGCATGGTGGTGGAGCACGCTTATCTACATGGCGTACTGCACGGGCGAGCGGGCGACCGCGTTGATGTCGCTCCGCTGGGGTGAACTCGACACTGCCCGCCGCCGGGTCATTTTCTTGGGCTCCACGAGGAAGGGCTCGACCAGGGACATCGAGCGAGACTTCACCGCCGACCTCGCCGGATTCCTCGAAGCCCGACGCCGCCGGCCCGAGGATCTCGTCTGGCCGTGGGATCGGCATCGCGGGAGCCTCTGGACGAGCCTCAAACTGCTCTGCCGGCTGGCAGGGGTGAAGTACCGGGGCTTCCATGGCCTGAGGCGCACACGGGCTTCCTACGCAGCCCTAGCGGGCGGTACGGCTGCCGCCACCCAGGTGCTCGATCACAGCGATCCCAAGCTACAGGAACGCTACGTAGACCCCCAGATATGCCCCAGTGAGCAGAGCGGGGTCGAGGACATGCCGTCACTGCGGCTGGACGATCCGCCCGCCGGGCAGGAAGAGCCGCCCGCCGAGCCGGCGGCGTGACCCCCGGCACAGGGCGAGCGACGGTCGGGGAAAGGAGACCCGCCGCCGCTCAAGCCCTGGCCCGGTCTAGTCGGTCGCGGGCTGCCGCAGTTCCTCGCGGTATGCCGCCTCGACCTTCAGTCGCCTCACCTCGAACAGAAGCCGCATCACATCCGCCGCGAGCGAGCCGCTCGTGCCCGCATCCCAGCACCCCGAGAACCGGCGTGCCCGTTGCTCGCACTCGGCGAGGTAGGCGTCGGTGAGGGGCTCACGATCCACCGTGTTCCTCGCGATGAAGCAAAAGGGCGAGCAAACTGTAGGACGCGAGATCAGCCAAGTTGTCTTCGAGCGACTCGTTCTCCAGCCGCCCGGTCGCGTTGTACGCCGCGAGCCGCGTCACCTTGTCGCTCAACCGCACCATCGCGCCTTTCCACGATGGGATGCCGACGAACTTCGCCCCGTTGCGGATGTTCGCGAGCGGGTCTTCGCCACTCGGGCAGCCGTAGTCTCGACTCTTCCTGCGGTGCATCTCCTTCAGCGAGTCGCACAGATCAAAGAACGCCTGCGATGTCGGGTGAACGCCAGACTTCAAGAGCGAGTCGCCGCGCCAGACGTTAGCCAGCACCTCGGCTGCACACTGCTGGGCCGGCTCGCAGCCCGCCAGCGGCGGCGGCGTGTACCCCTTGAGCTTGTCATCGCTCGGGTCGGTCGCGTCGAGTCTCGCCTTGACCGCTGCCCGCAGTTCATCGTTCGCCTTCTCCAAGATCGCCGCTGTCATGTGAGTTCCTTTCGTGGGCCTGCTACGTGCGTCGCAATCATCCCGCCGTCGTTGGCGTAGATGAAAGTCTCCATCGCTTGTCTAGCGTTCAGAAATCCCAGGCTCGCGTGCCAATCGTCGGCGACGCAGAGCGAGGGTGCGGTTCGCACCAGCACGCCGTCAATCGTCTCGATCGGTCGCGACCACTCGGCCGCCGTGGAGTGGTAGTGCCCGGTGTGGTACTCGCGGTACGGGCACGCCGCCCACTGCGACGCCGCCTCGATTGCCATCAACTGCGGGAGCTTCTTCTTCGCCCGGTGCCCGTGAGCGAAGCCCAGCAAGTTCCGCCCGTGGCTCAGGTACTTTCGCCCCGTGTAGCGTTCGTCGATCGTGATCCGCTTGTCGTTGCGATATCGCTCCAGCAAGAGCCGATGAAAGACCCACGAAAGCGTCTCGTCGTGGTTGCCATGCACGAGCACGACATCGGTCGGCACGGTCTCGGCGGATCGCTCCACGATCCCGAGCAGCGTAGTCGTGCCAACGTCCAACATCTTCTGAAGCCGCCCGTCGCGTTCGAGTAGCGTGCCGCTAGAGGTCTCAGCCCGCTCGGCCCGGTCGTAGTGAAAGAGATCACCCAGGAAGGCGATCGTGCGGCGAGTGGGCTTGTGGGAATCTCCCACCGCTAGGAGCTCGTGCCCGGTGTCGCGAACCACCCGCTCCGCGATCGAGAGATCCCAATCGGCTCCCGTGGTCGCCTTCCAACTGTAGTTCCCAAAATGGGTATCTGAAACGACCAGCACTTGCCAGAGCCCTGGCTTCGGCTTGCCGTGCCCCTTGCTCGCCGGGCGGCGGATGTCGCGGGTCGCCGCTCCGATCATCGCCTCGACCGCCTCGGCGACGTTCGGCCCCGCTTTCGGTCGCAGCCTGACGAACACGCGATGGAGTTCAGTAACGGTCGTGCCGCCCTCGCCGTCGCCCGAGGCACACTCCCACTTCGTCGCCTCACTCGCCGCGACTTCGTAGCGGGTCATGTCCGCTTCAATGTGGGCGAGCAGATCATCGACCGTCTTGATCCGCCGGCTCGTGGAGCGGGCTTCGAGCGTGTCGCCTTCCTGCCGCTGCGTCACCTGTTCCGCCGTGGCCGGCGGGCTGGGTGCGGGCAGGCTCGACACGACCGCCGCTTTCAATCCTGTTTTGCCAGCCATTCGCGTACCCCACAGAAGCCGCAGATCGTGATGCCGCGTTCTTTGCAGTTCGCCACGATCGCGGCGGCGAGCCCGCGACCCGAGGCTTGGATAGTTCCGGCGTGCCACTCGCGGCGGATCGCCAGCAGTTCCTCGCGAACGTCGGCGGGTAGGCGGTCGATCCACCGGGCGGGCTGCCGGCGAGGCGTGGTAGAAGCCGTCGCCACGATTGCCGAGCGGAGATCACTCACGCGGCACCTCCTTCACATTCAGCATCCCGAGCACGCGTCGCTGCACGCGGGCGAGCTCTGTGACTGCTTCCTCTGAGACTGTCGGGCCGAGAACCGCATGGGCGATCTCGTGCAGAATGGTCTCGATGCGTTGGGAGCCCCTAAGACGCTCGTCAATCAAGATCCTGGGGCTCGTAGCGTTGTCAAAGAACGTCCAGCCCATCGCGTCGCCACGCAGCCGGGTGAACCGCAGGAGCCACCGCTTGCCGTCGATCGTGATGTGATGATCTTCAGCCACGGGCAACCCTTTCGCCCGTCAGTGTCGCGGGGCTGTCAACCGAACACAGCCTTCGCGTACCGCTGGGCGAACCGCCTCACCCGCATCTGCACGCGGGTTCCCCATTCGTTGAGCCATCGCTGGCGAGCCTCACACCCGCACCCGCCGGGAGTGCCCTCGGTTCGCGTCCACCGCTCGACTCGCTCCTTGGTCACGCCAACGCGAGCCAGGCACCGCTCCACGAAGTCGCCCACCATGAACGGCCGCCACACCTCGACCGGCGGCGGGCGGCACTCGCGGAACGTGGGGAGCCGACGGGCTTGATGCCCGCAGACGCGGCACCGCAGATCGACGGGATCGTAAACGCACTGGCTCATGCAATGGTCGCGGTGTAGTACGGAGTCTCAAAAAAGCCGGAGACCATTGTGTAACTGCCGGGCGGTGGCGAGCACATCGGCCCGTCAACGCAGACATCGCAGCCGAATCCATACCCGGCACCAGCAGCACCAAACTCATCGAATAGGATTCGGAGACGGCACTTCTTGTAACACGTGTCCCCGCAGCCGGCGTCCACGTAGGTGTTTTGCAGTCCAGGCCCAGTGCGAGCAAGCGTCGCGCACGGCTCAATGATTGCCCAGAAACCTCGCATGAATGGCGGAGCAGCCGCAGGAGCTCGCCAAATAGTCGCGTTGTCATTGCCGAAGTAAGGAAAGGCACCCTCATAGCTGGGGTCACGAATCATCACGTAGTCGCCATCCGCCAGACTTCCAGTAACAGGATCTTCGACGAGGTTCTCAATCGAGACCGTCACTTCCACAGGAGTCGGTGCTGCGTTGAGACAGCATGAACCGCAGGCTCCAATAGTTGAGCCCGGATCAGTCATCATCTCAAGCAGAACCGGATCTAACGCTTCCTCGACGCTGCCACCTCCAGAAACGACTGTCGCGCTGACGTTATTAAATGCAATGTTTTGACCAGCAAAGTATGGCGAGTTGGCCGGAAACTCTAGCTCAAAATCGGAGCAGTCTGCTATCTGTTCTTCGGTGGTCAGGCTGACGTGGGGCGCAGTTACAAGAGACCGGCCGGGCTCTGTGCTGGTGTCGTATCGGTACTCAAACTCAATCGCCCCGCTACTGTAGGCTCCCCCGTAGAGCTCGTCATCCGATATGCCTGCGTTTAACGGGTCGCAGATGAACGCAACGTACCGGCACGCAATGGACTCAGGGGAAGCCCCGACCCCATATGCCGGCACAAACTTTCTCCTCGCCAGCACGAACTCCCGCCCGTTCATGTATTCGCCCATGCAGAAGCTATTGTTTGCTCCCGTGGCTTCGTACCCGTCGCCTCCATCATCAACCGTGACGCTCGTGATCTCGCCGAACGTCGGGCTGTCGGGGTCATCGTCCACGTTCACGGTGAACGTCGCCCCGGTTCCATCACTCGGATCAATCTGGTCGAGCGACACCGTGACGGCTGCAACATGAGGCGTACCCGCCGGGTCTTCACCGTAGAACGCACCGCCGTCCGAGAGGTTGATGCTCTCGATGTCGCCAAGGGCTTTGTAGTAGACGCCGGCGGAAGAGATGTCGATCGAGTCGATCACGCCCGTGTCCTTGAAGAACACGCCGGCGTATTGCACATCGACCGTGTCAATCACGCCCGTGTCGAGGAAATACTCGCCCGCGTAGTTGATGGTGAATGATGTGATGACGCCGCCGGTTACGTTCGCGGTCACCGACGCCGCCCAAACGGTCTGCCCAGCAGAGGGCAGGATGTCGAACGTCTCGCCGTCGGTGTAGCCCGAACCGCCGTTCGTCACCGTGATGGAGTCCACGACCCACACATTTCCCGATTGCACGACGTTCACCGCCAGCACCGCTGCCGAGCCGCCGCTGCCCGGCTGGGCTTGAGCAAACAAGGTCGGCTCGTCGCGAACAGTGTTCACAACCAAGAACGCCCCGAACCCGACATCTACATCGTCAGCCCCGAGGATGACGTTGAGGTACTGCCCGTCGCTGTATCCGCTGCCGCCGTCAGTGACTGTGATCGAACTGATCTCCCACGTCTCGGGCGAACCGCCTAGGCTCGCGACGTTGACCGTCAGATCGGCCGGGCCAGAGAGCGTGAGCTCTGGCTCGTCTCGCACCGTGCGAATCACGAGCGTCGCGGGCGTCTGCTCAACGTCGCCGCTGCCCAGCCCGACGGGAGCGATCTCGCCGTCGGTGTAGCCGGTGCCGCCATCAGTGACCGTGACACCCGAGATGAACCATGTCTCGGGCGTGGTGTTGAAGGCAGTCACCGCCACGGTGAACGTCGCCCCCGTTCCACTGTCCTCTGGAGACTCGATCGTGAGTTCGGGCTCGTCTCGTGAGGTCTGGATCAACGCAAACGCTGCGGATTGCTCGGTCTCGCCAGCCCCGAGCGTGAACACGATCGCGTCGCCATCGGTGTACCCGCTGCCGCCATCGACCACCGTGAGCCCCGAGATAGTCCAGTACGGAAGCCCGCACTCGTCCTCTTCCTCCGAGAGCGTTACGGTGATGTCGGCTCCGCTGCCGCCAGGCCCGTCGGCTGTGATCGTCGGCTCCACGCGAGCGAGCGTCGCGTAACCGCTGCCGCCGTTGGTCACGGTGATCGCCGTGATCGCCCCGCCTGCCGTACTTGGAGTTGCCGTGGCTCCGAATCCATAGCAGGAATCAAACGAAACGAACAACGCATTGAACGCCGGGCCGACATCGGGGTAGCCATTGAACGTGACCGTCACCGTGTCGGGCAGCTTGCCCGTCTCGCATTCACCGCAAGGCGTGTCGCAGCACGGGCTGCACGATGCCCCGAGCATGAATCCCAGCGGATAGAGCGAGAGCGAAAACGCCAGCACCGCCAGGAGCGGAATGGATGCCGGCTCGACGGATGCGAGAAACTCAATCACGAGCACCGGGCCGCAATGAGATACCACGCCGTGCCTTCCTTCGCGATAGCACACGGGGTCGATGTCGCCGTGCCGGCAGTGGTGATGACAGCGAACAAGTTGTAAGCCACGACGGTATTCGGCGTCGCCGTGACGCCGCGAAAGGTCAGTGTCTTCGACGTGTCAATCGCCCATGTACCAGTAAAGGTACACATGCGAAACACCTTGCCGCCGCCGGGCGTGTCCACCCTGCCGAATGTCAGCGGTGCCCCGTCGCGATTGCCGCCCTCGACTTGACGAACGACGGCAGCGATCCGCTCGGCGGCACCGCGAGTAAAGTCAACGCGGGCGGTACTCACTCACTCCTCCAAGATCTGGAGGAGCAGCCGCGAGTCGGGAGCGTTCGCCTGGGCGGCGTAGTTGCCCGCCGCGAGCCGCAGCACGGCAGCATCGCCGACCTTCAGCCGCACCGTCTCGAAGAGCGTCGTGCCGCTCACCCGGCCGAACGAGATCGTATGCGTGCCAGCGGTCGCCAGCGACCGAGCGAAGCACAGCCCGAGGCTCGACGCCGACGCCGTGGTGATCGCCTGGGTGCTCGTGCCCACGTTGAGCGTCAAAGCCAACAGCCCCGTCGTGGCGAAGTCGCTCGTGATGTTCGACGCGTTGAGGTTCTGATTCAACGCCCCGGCGTTTACGTTTACGTTCACGGAGTAGGAAATGTCGGGCATGGGAACTCCTAGCTGGGCGGCGTGCCGAAATACTGTGACATACTGATTCGCTTGTAGACGCGACGGGTCAGGATCGCGGGCAAGGTCGCGCCCGCTTGTTTGCCGCCGCTGCCGTTGAGGGCGATCGGATTCGCGGAGGCAACCTGCTCGCCGTCCGGCCCCTCGACATCGGCCCGCTTCTTCACGCCACCGTCGATGTAGTTAAAACCCACATCGGGCAGGAGCAGGCTCCACCCACTCTGGCGGCAGAGCAGTTCGCTCGTGATCTTCCAGTACCGCACTTCCTGCCCGTTCACCGACTCGACCGCTTGCTCGCCCGAGATGCCTTGCACCTTCACGCCGTCCTGGGCGAAGCCGAGATAGTTGCCGTCGTTGACGCAGTTCGTGACCGCCGCCGCGAGAGCCGATGGGAAGTTCTGCCGGTTGCTCTGGATCGTGACTTTCTGCTGGGCTTCATCGACGGTCAGCCCCTCGAAGTAGTCGCCCGCCGAGTTCGTGAGCGGCTTCTGCGTCGAGCCGTCGTAGTAGTAGAGGGCGGGCACCGCGACCCCTTGCGTCTGAAACTTCCATACGTCGGGCCGCAGCCACGGTAAGAGGGCGATGTCTCGCTCGCTCGCCGCTGGCACCTTATACCGAGCGATCGCCTCGTGCCAGTAGCGGTTGTCCTCAAACGCCTCGTTGACCTCGACTTCGTAGCACGTCGCAAACGGGTACTCGGGATGCGACGAGCCGTGCGTGCAGCCGATCGTCGCGATCACCGTGCCCGCGTTCGTGTTCGGGTCGTTGAGCGTCGCGATGAATCGCCGCTCGAACTCGGGCGATGCCCCGATCAGATGCGTCGCGGTACGCGGCAGTTCTCGCCAGGAGTGAACGCTCATGGTCAGCCCGTCCCCGCGAGGATGTCAACCTTCTCGGCGTTCAACTTGGCGATCTCTTTCCGCATCGCCTGGAGTTCCTTCGTCTGGGCTTTCGCCTCCGCGATGGCGGGATCTTCCTTCAGCGTGTCGAAGAACGCCGAGATGCCGCCCGAGCGGATGTCGTTGATCTCGACCGAGCCGGTGCGAACGGTGGCGAGCTCTTCGGCGCGGGCGAGTTCGATCTCGAACTGGCGGTCGCTGATCTTCGCCTGGGCATCCGCGATCTGCTGGCTAACGCGTTCAAGTTCGCGTCGCTGATCTTCGGCTCGCCGCTCGGCCTCCTCGGCAATCCGCTCTGCTTCCTTGGCAGCGTCCTCTCGGGCTTTCTTGGCACCGCTCGCAATGTCGCCCTCGCGGGCCTCTACTTGATCGAGCGTCGCAAGCCGGGAGGCGAGGGCGTTGATTGCCTCGGTGTCCCCGGCGGCTCTGGCTGCTTGGAGTTGCTCCTCAACCCGCACGATCTCCTGCTGGATCTTGAGCAGATTATCTGCCGCCCTCGCCCGGCTGGAGTCGCCGCCGAACTGCTCATCGACGCGGATCTGTTCGAGGTTCGCGTCGATGATGTCTTGCACTGCCTTGGCTTCCGCTTCAGCCCGCCGCTGGGCTTCTTCCGCGAGCCGCCTGTTCTCCTCTGCAACGCGGCGGGCCACGTCGATCTGCTTCTCAAACTCAGCGGTCGCGTTGGCAACGCCGCGAGCGTACTGCTCGGCGTTCAGTTCGCCGTCGTTCGCTTGCTCTTGCAAGTCAGCGAGGGCTTGCTCGAACTCGAACGCGGCATCGAAGCCGGCCTGACCGAACTCGCCAGCCTTGGCAATCGCGGAGTCGAGCCCCTTCTGAGAATCGGCGAATGCCTTGTCGAGTGCCTTGACTTGCTCCGCTGTTCGCTCGACCGATTCCGCGGTCTTCTCTGTAGCTGCTGCGGTCTCTTCAGCGGTTGAGAAGAACGACCGGAAGAAGCCGATCGTACCGTTGACGGCATCGCCGAACGCCCCGAACACCGAGCCGACGGTACTGAGAATCGGCCCGAGCACGGTGCCAATGGTCTGGGCCACTACCGTGACGATGTTGATGAGCCCGCTGAAAGCCGTAGCGATGCCTTCGACCAGACCGACGAACGGCAGAAGCACCGACTGACCGAGACCTTGAATCGCTACGCCGACTTGATCGAATGCAGCACCCAACCCCGCGAACGCCGTGCGATCGGTCTCGCTCAGTGCCGCCCCGAAAGTCTGGATGTCATCGGCGGCACCGCCCAACTCATTGAAGAACGGCAGCAACTGCACGCCGCTGCGACCAAACAGGGCGATCGCCGCTGCTGACCGCTGGGCAGGGTCTTCGATCGCAGCCAGCCGCTCGCCGATCAAGTCGATCCTCTGTTGCTCCGAAAGTGCCCCGAAGTCTTGAACCGACACGCCGAGCCGCTGCAACGCCGCCTGGGCTTTCTTGCTCTCTTCGTCTGCCCCCGCGAGCGTGTTCTGAAGCCGGGCGAACGAGCCGCTCAACTGCTCGATCGAAACGTCTGCCCTGCGGCCTGCTTCCTCCAGCGTCTGCACGAACTCGAACGAGACGCCCAGCTGGGTCGATAGGCGAGACAGCCGCTCGACGCGATCCTCCAGGCTCACCAGCCCGCGAGCGACCGCAACCGCCCCGGCGGCGAACGCCGTGATGCCAGCCAGGGCGAGGGTAAACGGGTTGATGAGAGCCGTGACCGACGAGGCGATGCTCGTGAGCCCGGTCTTCAGCCCGCCCGCGAACACCCGCGACAGCCCCTCGCTCGCACTCGCGATGCCCGAGATCCGCCCCGCGATGTTGCCCAGCGGGCCGGGCAGCACCGAGAACACCCCCGAGAGTTCGTTGAACTTGAGCGTCGTGCTCGTCGCTGCGGTGTCGATTTCTTTCTGCTGCACCGCCAGCCCGCGAGCCGCACGCTCCGCGTCGGTCAGCCCCTTCGCGGCGTTCTCGGTCGCCCGGTTGTAGGTGTCTAGCGAGATCCGCCCGGCGTTCAGTTGCTCGTTCAGTTCTGCCTGGGTGCGGTCAAACCGCTCCAGAGGCAAGAGGTTCGCTTCGGTAATGCGGGCCGCACGCTCGAAGGCGGCGGCTTCTTTGTTCACCGCTTCAGTGAGTCGCTCGAAGCCGACCGCGAACTGCGTCGCAGCCCCTTCGCCACCATCGCGGAGCGTGTTGATGAGATCCTGCGACTCCTTCTCGAACCGAGCCTGAGCCGACGCCGCCGCTTCGCTCTCGCCCGCGAACTTCGCGAACTGACTCGTCAGCTTGTCGGCTTGATCGCCCAGCCCCACAAGCGCACGCTGCACCGGATCGAGCCTGAGCCCGCTGGCGTCAGCCGTAACCCGCAACGCTAGTGAGAGGACGTTAGCCATTGTTCGCTTCGAGATCGCCGAGACCGAACTGCCGTCGCAACTCCAGCAACGCCGCCATGTCCTGCGACTCGTGCTGCGGCGGCTTCTCTATCGGAATGAAATCCTCGGGCTTGGGTCGTTTCGAGTTCTTCCCGATGTGCGGAGCCAGGAGTGCCGTGACGATCAACGCCGTCTCCCGCCACGAGTCGGGCAACGCCGAGTAGTAGCGGTTGTAGGCGATCCACTCAGAGAACTCGGCCGAATCCATTCGCGTGCCCAACTCACCGACGGTCATGTGTAAGTCGCGAGCGACCGCGAACATGTACCGCCGAGTCGGGCTCGCGTTCAGCCTTTTCCCAGTTCTTGCACATCCTCCTCTGTCATCCGGTTGTGCTTCATCGCTTCATCGAACAGCCGGCCCATCACCGCACCCGACTTGCTCGCGAGCTTGTCGATCTGGTCGCGGCTGAACAAGAGCTTGCCGGCCTCGTCGCACAGCACGCCCGCGAGGTACTGCGTGCGGAAGTTCTCGATGCCGGTTTCCTTCTTGCCGATCCACTTCCGCTCATACGAGTCACGCTCGCCCACGCTCATGACGCGGATGAAGACATCGCCGCCCCACTCGGGGACAGGAACCCGCTTCAGTCCGAGATCATCCGCCGCGAGAATCTGATCTGCCGTCAGCGTCATCTGTCACGATCTCCTAGGGATTAGTCGGAGCCCCGACCGTATCCTGCACTCTAAAAGTGAAGGCAAGCCGCACGACCTCATTCGCGACGGCTTCGATCCGCTGGTCTTCGTAGATGCAATCTGAATCGAAGAACGTGACCAGCGTTCCCGCCGACGCGGTGCGACCCGAGAACGTCAACCGCTTCCGCCGCCCGTACTCGCTCACGGGCAGATGAGCGGTCGAGAATCCAGCCAGCCGCAACGTGCCCAGGCTCGGCGTCCACGTCGTGATGCGCCCGAGCGGCAGCCCGCGAGCGGCGTCCAGGTCAAACGCCTGCACCTCTTGAAGCGACTGACCGCCCCAGGTGATCGTGAACCCTTGGCATGGAATCGCCATGACGGCACCCCGTCATGACTAGCGGGCAACCGTGATGACGCCCTGGCCCCGGATCGCGTCGTTCGTCGCCAGCGTGAGCGTCGAAGACTGCACGGTGTAGTAGCTCGCCGCCGTGCCGCCGACAAGGATCGCGCCTGCAACAGAGAGCTTGTACGTGCCGGTCGAGCCGTCCGCGATGACGATCTTGCCGATGTAGTCGAACGTGATCTGCCGACCCGAACCGCCGTCCTCGGCAGGAACCACGAGCGGCGGCGTCAGCCGGGCAGCAAGTTCGCCGGTCGTTTGCCCGAGGTGGGCAACGTCGATCTGCGAGTCGCCGGCTGCTCCGGGGTTCGTGTTCGAGATGACGATGTTCGTGACGGTGTAACCCTGCACACCCAGCGTGAGTTGAGTGCCAAGGCTCGTGGCTCCACCGGATGCGGTATCGTGCGGGGTCGAGAATGACACGGGCTAGATCTCCTGCCAAAGAATGGTGTAGGTCTGCGTCACGCTGTAGACGGCGGGCAACTCGCCGCCGG